ATTCAGACTGCTGAGGCACACCACCATGGCAAGATGAGTCAGAAGGAAGCTTTGGATATCGCTCTGGCTAAGAAACGCACCCAGACCATCCAGACCCAGATAAGAGACCACCTAATGATGGCTGGCTTAACTGACGTTTCGCAGGACATGGATCGGATCATGAGTGAAAGCAGAATCCAACATGAGAAGGACATGGCTGCATTAAAAAGGAAGAGAGCTGAAAACAGGAAGCTGCTTGGCGAAATTGGCCAGATCATTAGTATTTTCGGGACAGTGGCTGGGACGGCACTCGCCGCTGTCTGGGCGTGGTTCAAGTTTAAATAAAAGGAGTTAATATGGTCTACAGACAGAACCCTACGAGCTGGATTTTAAATGATTGTGAGTATTGTTATAAACGCTCCTTTATAAGTTTAGATGATGAACGGGATTCAGATCATTGGTTCTGTCCAAATTGTGGTCAGCCGACAGAACCAATAGTTGAAGATTATAGGGATGCGTCGGATAATTATGAAGAATACGAGGAATAAACCAGAATGGCTCTATCAAGGAGTAGAATGGGAACCACCAGAAGCATTCACGCACGACGACGCGTATGGTTTTGTTTATCTAATAACGAACAACAAAGATCAAAGGAAATATGTCGGAAAGAAATTCTTTTGGAGTCAAAAAACACTATCAATAACAAAGAAAAGAAAGCGCCGTAAAAGATTAAAGGTAGAATCGGATTGGAGAACTTATTGGGGTTCCAATAAACATCTAATAGCAGATATAGAAGAACACGGAACTGGGGAATTTACAAGGGAGATACTTCATTTGTGTAAGACGAAAGGTGATTGTGCATATATGGAAGCAAAGGAACAATTTGCTAGAGATGTACTACTCACAGAAGAATATTACAATGGAATTATCGCTTGTAAAATAGGCGGCCAAACAGTTAAAAATTTAATCAAATAACCCTTTACTTTTACACAAAAGTGTAGTATAATATACCTATTATGAATAATATAATAACATTTCCAACAGAAAGACGGCAAGAGCAGATAGATGATGAACAAGATCGGGTGTTCGAGAACTTCACAGAGGAATGTCACTATACTGCCCATTTTATATTACTATTAATTGAGGATTGTATAACAGATATATCAGAAGACGAAGTGTCTGCATTTGAGATGATGGCTTTTAGGGATCCTAATTTAGCAGAATCTCGTGATATGTTTGTGATTATTAATTTGTTATCCTCAATGTTTATGAGATACGGGAGCGTCAAACATTTTTTACAAGATGATTTAGATGCTATTTTTGATAAAATAGAAGCGAATAACTATGATATTACTTGATTATAGCCAGATCGCACTATCGAATATTATAGTGCAGAAATTAAACGATGAAAACATGATACGCCATATGATACTTAATAGTATCCGTATGTATAATAAAAGATACCGCGCTGAGTATGGCCAGATGGTTATCTGTGCTGATGGTATGAATACTTGGCGCAAACAATACTTTCCAGAGTATAAAGCTAACAGAAAGAAGCGCCGCGATGCTACTTCAAGTATGGACTGGCCTGAAATTTTCCGAATTTTAACTCTTGTACGAGAAGAAATTCGAGAGAACTTACCTTATAAAGTATTACATATGGAGGGTTGTGAGGCCGATGATATTATTGGTGCACTTGCTATGCGTACTCAAGAATTCGGTCAGGGTGAACCAGTAATGATTGTATCTTCTGATAAGGACTTTATCCAATTACAGAAGTATAATAACGTAAAACAATTCTCACCCATTCAAAAGAAGGCAGTTGTAGATAAGAACCCACGAACATATTTGTTTAATCATGTCATGCGTGGTGATTCTGGTGACGGCATACCAAATATTTTATCTAAAGATAATACATTTGTATCAGATGATGCCAAACAGACACCCCTACGGCAAACACGAATTGATGATTGGTTAGATAAGAGTGATAATCTAAAAGATTCAATGGCCGAGGAAGTTTATCGTAATTATCAGAGAAATAAGACACTCATTGATCTAGCGGAAATACCAGAATCAATACAAGAATCTATTATAAATACTTATGATGAACAAAAATTACCAATGAAAATGAAAGTTTTAAATTACTTAATTAAAAAAAGATGTAACAACCTGATTGAATGCGTAGAGGAGTTTTATAATGCGTAAGAATGTACACGAAATCTTGTCGGAAGCGGCTAAATTAACTACTAAAAAAGCGAAGATTGATCTACTGCGAAATGCAGATTGTCCTGCTCTTAAGGACATACTAAGAATTAACTTTGATGATACTATCGTATCGCTATTACCAGAAGGTGCTCCACCATATAAAAAAGATGACATGCCCGATGGTATGAATTTCTCTACACTTCATAGAAAAATGAGCCAATTTGCATATTTCTTTAAGGGCCAGTATTCTGACATGAATCAAATTAAACGAGAATCACTCTTCATGCAGTTATTGGAAAGTGTTAATCCTAAAGATGCAGAACTATTTATTGCCGCAAAGGACAAATCAATGAAGTTTAAAGGCATTACTAAAAAATTAGTAATGGAAACATTTCCCAATTTGATTAGGAAGTAAACATGAAATATTTTTCCGTTGAAACAATTCAAACTTTTAAGCATAGGTATGTTATTTCTGAAGAAGACTTACAGAAAATGAACCCAACTATACCTTACGAGGCCCATTGGTTAGATGATGCAGTCACGTGTAATGACATTGACGAGTTTTCTCAAACACATATAGGCGAGCAAATCATAGGCAATCAGGTTCTAACGGAAAATGAGGTTTTGGAAATCTTTGACACGGAAAATGATTATCTATCTAGCTGGACAACCGAGGAAAAGATAAAACATATCAGAAACCAACGGACCAGAGTGGTTTAACTATGCCCACATATGATTTTAAAAATTTAGAAAACGGAGAAATAGAAACTAAGTTTATGACTATTTCTCAAATGCAGGAGTATACAAAAGATCCAAATATTAAACAACTTATTGGTTCACCCAATCTCGTAAGTGGAGTAAAAAGTACTTTGACTCAAGCAGGCGATGGGTGGAAGGAAGTACAAGACAAAATTAAATCAGGTTTAACTCAACAATATGCAGATAGGATTAAAACAAAATGAATAGTAAACAAGAAAATACTGAAACCATAGAAAATCAAATTTTACATGCAAAATTACATGGAATAGGTATAAAAGAAGGATATTCAGAGAAAGTATGTGGAATATTTAAAAACATTAAAGAATATTGTGATAATAATAGTTTTGAAGTAGGACATTACTATGATTATGCTGAATTAGATAGCATTCCAGGTGATGGATATTTTAAATGGATAGGATAAAAACAAAATGACACTACCAGACGAAAGATTTAGAGCCCTTAAACAAGGGAAGAAATTATTAGAAGAACTTTGCGATCCGGGTAAAACTCCGCGTGTACCAAGTCTTATCAGAAATAGGGCAAGAACCACACTAAGACATTACCCTGCTGATTTCGATTTAGATGATATGGCAGAAGCCTGCCCAGAAATCTTGCAAAAAACCTCCTCGTTTAAGAACTGAACAAATGGGAAACTTTAAACATGAAAGAGTTAATTTGGGATATAACGATCTTTGTGCAGAGACAAGGTCAACTGGTAGAACATATACCGCTCCTGATGGTAGTACTTATCCTTCTATTACAACAGTACTTTCAATTCTAAGTAGAGATTCTATTCAAGCCTGGCGCGCAAGAGTTGGTGAAGAAGAAGCAAATAGAGTATCAAGAATTGCCTCATCACGAGGCACAGCGGTACATGATTTATTAGAGAAATATGTTAACAACGATCCTGACTTTGCTAAAGGTGTGATGCCTCATATACTACAATCATTTCATGATGTAAAAGAGCAACTCGATTCAAGATTAACTACTGTCTATGCACAGGAGGCTCCACTATATTCTGAACACCTTGGTCTTGCAGGTAGGGTAGACTGTGTTGGTGTTTGGGATGGTAAAAATTCTATTGTTGATTATAAAACATCTCGCCGTTTAAAGAAAAAAGAATGGGTGAAAGGGTACTTCATGCAATGTTGTGCATACGCAATTATGTGGGAAGAAAGAACGGGTCAACCCATTACACAATTAGTTATATTAATAGCTGTAGATAATGAAGAGCCACAGGTGTTTATAGAACATAGGGACAATTGGGTAAAACCTTTGTTCAATGTAATAGAACAATATAATACTGAAAAGAAACGGAGGAATATTTGGGGAGTTAAATGAAAAAAAGTGTTGACAAATGGTCATTTGTGTAGTATAATATACCCATAATGAATGATAAGGAATTTTTTAAATTATGAAAGAAAATATAATATTAGTAGATTGTGATGGGGTAATGTGCGATTGGGAATACGCCTTTACACAGTTTATGCACCACAAAGGTTTCCTAACTTTTGATTCAACAGCCTATACTGTGGGTGAGAGATTTAATTTTACCCGAGAACAAGGTCGTACATTCGTTGAAGAATTTAATAATTCTGCTGCTATTGGGTTTCTACCACCTTTAAGAGACTCAGTTTACTACGTCAAAAGGCTGAATATGTTACATGGATATAAATTCCATTGTATCACATCATTAAGTACCAATAGATATGCACAGAAATTAAGAATCCAAAACCTTGAATTATTATTCGGTAAAGAAGTATGGGAAGATTTTATTTTTCTAAAATGTGGTGCCGATAAAGATGAAGCCCTGGCAGAATATAAAGATACCGGATGTTTCTGGATCGAAGATAAAACAGAAAATGCTAGGGTTGGTGATAGGTTGGGATTAAATTCAATTTTAGTTGCACACACCCACAATAAAGACGAAAGCTGGGACATTCCACGATATTGGAGTTGGAAAGAAATATATAAACATATTATTGGAGAAATTTAATGGAAATGGAACCATGGGAAATATTGGCAATACTTGAATCTAATAATAGTAAGAACTTTAAACAAGAAGTTATTGGTCAACATATAGATAATCCTTTTTTTGTCAGTGGTCTAAAAAAGGCTCTAGACCCTTTAGTGACATTCGGCACTAGAGATGTTTTAATTAAAGAAGATGATGATAATGCTCCCGGTTTAGTCTGGGGAGATTTTAATCAACTTTTATATAATTTAGAAACCCGAACTCTTACTGGTCATGCAGCACGAAACGCAATTCTTATGGCAATGAATACGGCTACCAAAGAAGAATGGAATGGTTGGTATCGCCGAATTATCTTAAAGGATCTAAAGGCCGGATTTTCAGAAAAAACTGTTAATAAAGTAAAGAAAGGCACCATACCGGTATTTGGATGTATGTTGGCTCGTGATGGCGCTAAAGAAGAAAAGCGATTGGTTGGCGATGTAATTATAGAGAATAAATATGACGGTGTGCGGTGTATTGCTATTATACAAAATAATTCTGCGACACTTTATAGTAGAAACGGTAAAGTATTTCCGAACTTCCCTCATATTGAACAGGCGTTAAGTAAACCTGAATTTAATAATATGGTATTTGATGGCGAAATCATGAGTGATAATTTTCAAGCTCTAATGAAACAAGTTTACCGAAAGACAGATGTTGATACCTCTGATGCATATCTTGCGCTTTTTGATGTACTTCATATATCAGAATTTAATAAAGGTAAGGGTAAGTATAATACCCTAGAACGAAAAGAAATATTAGCATACATGGTATTCGATGATTCTATTCGGGAAGTAAAATGGACTCGATGTAACCTAGACACTGATAACGGCAAGAAGAGGTTTAAAGACATGAATAAAACTGCTATTGCTGAGGGTTATGAAGGACTAATGGTAAAACCAATTGAAGCGATATATGAATGTAAGAGATCACCTGCATGGTTAAAGATTAAACCAATCATTGAAGTAACCCTTACTGTTGTGGAAGTTGAAGAAGGCCAAGGAAAGTTTGAAGGCACTACAGGTGCTTTGGTTTGTGAGGGTGTTGATGATGGAGTTTCCATTAAAGTAAATGTAGGTTCGGGTCTCACAGATGAAAACCGAGAAGAGATTTGGAAAGATAAAGATGTTGTAATTGGCCAATTGGTTGAAATTAAAGCAGACGCCATTACTCAAGCAGAGAATGGCGAATATAGTCTAAGATTTCCTAGATTTAAAACATTTAGGGGTTTTAATAAAAGTGAAAAAATATAGAAGTAATTTATGACAGAAAAAGAAACTAAAACCAATACTAAGTATCGGGGCATGCCCAAAAAATCTACCATTGTCTGGCGCCCAAAGATATACCCAATTGGTAAATTTAATTATAATGAAGTAAAGCTTAGGGTTGAAAAGGTTAGGGCCTCTGGTGATAAAGAAGCACTGAAAACAATTACTAAAAACATTAAACGGGTGTGTGCAGATAACCCAGAAATATTTGATGAGTTTTTAGAACTTATACAGTAGGAGATTATGTCACCAATAAAATTAAAACCGTCGGTAAAAACTAGAAAACGTGGTGAAAAGCAAGATACAATAACACATTATTATATTAAAAACGTTTCACAAAAAGAATTAATTAAAGAATTAAATAAAGTCAATACTAAACCTAAAATTAAAGCAAAGATCAGAACTGAATTAGCTAGGCGCGGTATTAAATTATTATCGGAATGATTTGTTTAACTATATTATATAGTTGTCCACTTTGTTATGCGGCCGTATAAATAGTAACACTATGAAACACGAGGCAGGTATGGAGAAGATGAAACGCTACAAAACGAGATATCATCGGGTACTGTTTGATAAGGACAGTCCATTCAAGCGTCATCAAGTTGTTCCAAATAAAAAGAAAATCATTCCCCGAAAAAGTAAAAATAGGAACGATATAAATATAAGTAATATAGAGGTTTAAATATGGCAGATTTATTAGATTTTGATTTTGGGTTCACAGCCGTTGATGAAAACGAGCTTGAAGCCGTACAATCAGTAAAGACTGAGGCATCTACTGCTTCGGCCACTGCTCACGAATTAGAAGATAAGCTAA